CGCTCGCAAGACCGGCACCGACGACGAAGAAATTAGCTGGTAATTCTTATGCCCAAGAAAAACACCACAACCAAATCCACAAGGGGGGCGGCAAAACGCCGCTCCCCTTCCAAAGCCGCCAAGCCCGTTGAGCCGGATCGCTTCACCGAGGACGGACGCAAAATCGTCCGCCTCGAGAAGACCCGCGCCCACCAGAAGTATCCGCTCAAAGACGGCACAGACGTTCCCGGCGCCAGCACCATCGCCAAGATCGGCGAGGACAGCAGCGGCCTCATCCACTGGGCATGGAAGCTCGGCATGGAAGGTCAGGATTACAGAAAAGTGAGAGATAAGGCCGCAGACATCGGGACCATCGCGCACTTCCTCATTGAGTGCTTCCTCCACAACCACGTTGCTGACCTCTCCGAGTTCAGCCCCGCGGATGTCGAGAAAGCTACCATCGCGTTCAACAACTTCAAGCGCTGGTGGGACGAAGAAGGTCTCACCGTCATCGAGCCGGAAGTGCAGTTGGTCTCCGAAGAATACCTCTTCGGCGGCACCATCGACGCACCGTCCCGCGACCGTGACGGCAAGATCGTCCTCCTTGACTGGAAGACATCCAAAGCCATCGTTGGCGCGCACAAAGTCCAGCTCGCCGGCTACGAGCAACTCTGGAACGAAAACCGCCCGGACATGAAGGTCCAGCGCCGCGGCATCGTCCGCATCGGCAAAGAATCCCCGGACGACTTTGAGGTCGCTTGGATGTTCTCAGCCGAGCCGTTCTGGAAGGTCTTCCAAGCGCGCCTCAACCTCCACTACGTCCAGCTCATGGCGAAGAAAGCCGCCTAAATGCCCCCACGCAGAACCATCGCAATCGTCCGCAAAAAGTTGGGCCGCGAAAAAGCGGACGGCATGACCATGGGCGACGGCAAAGTCTACATCGATCCCCGCCAATCCGGCGCGGACGAGCTAGACACGGTTCTGCATGAGCTGCTCCACCATGTCTGCCCCGACATGAGCGAGGAAGCAGTCGCCGAGAAGTCCGCCATGATGGCGAGGTCGATGTGGAAAGACAAATGGAGGCGCGTCCACGAGTGACCGCCGCCGGCTACATCCTCATCGGCCTCGCCTTGGGCGTAGTGCTCGGCGCCTTGGCAGCCTACGGCGGCATGTTCGCCTGGGCCATCCGCTACGGAAACAACGAAGAAGAATAATTTATGAAAAAACCCGCAGGACTATACGCAAACATACACGCTAAAAAAGCCCGCATTGCCGCCGGAAGCGGCGAGAAGATGCGCAAGCCCGGTTCCGCCGGCGCGCCCACCGCCAAAGCCTTCCGCGCATCCGCCAAGACCGCCAAAGCGCGCCGATGACCTCCGGCGCCCTCATCGCCTTAGTCGGCTTCATCTACTTCGCCGTCGCCATCGACCTCGGCCTCATCCAGCACCGCTACTGGCACAGTCTCATATGGCTCGGCTACAGCATCGCGCAGATCGGCCTCTGGCGCGTCACGATTTATGAGTAAATACGATATTATGACACCGGAAATTGCCGAGATCGACAAAACCATCACGCTGCTGAAAACGCAGCGCCAGAAACTTGTCGCCGCCGCGGCAAAGAAGAAGGCAGACGCTTTGTGCGCCGAGATGCGCAAGCGCAAACAATCCAAATGACTTTAAACCTGCAGGCTCAATCGGGCTTTCGCCGGGATTCCATGTGGTGTGGTCCCGCGGCGCATGCCGTTATGCCCAGCCCCGCCGAGCGAAACGAGCGGGGCGCCTGCACATCTTTTGGCAGGGTGCTGAAAGCGGCAGACATAACATCTGTGCGGCTAGGTTCAGCCCAATGTGGTATCGCCCAGCCCTGCCTCACTTTCTGAAATCTCAAATTTCAAATCTCCAATGATCCATGAATTCGCCCGCCCCGTTGCCGTCAAGACCCCGCTCGGTCTTGGCTCGGTGTGGTATGTCGAATCGCAGGGAGCCTATTTCAACAACATCTACGCCGTGATCCTCGAGGACACCGGCGAGACGCGCTACATGCGCAGCGATCAGTTCGTCGTTTTGGAGAATCCCACGATGGACATCAAGAATTTGGGCGCTGGCACGGCTTAACAAAATCGGCCCTGGGGAGGGTCCGAGCGTCAACCAGCCAGCGCCCATTCTATTTTCGTGAACGAGCACGCACAACGCTTCAAGCCCACACCGCACCCTGTCATGCAGGTCGATCTCGACTTGCTCGAGAAATTGGGACCGGACGAAGGCTGGAAATATCTCAAAACACGCGAAGAGCTGATCGCCCGCGAGGCATCAGACCCGTTCCGCTATGGCTACATCCCGCCGGTGTGGAAGCGCGCGTCCGAATTGCTGGAAAAGCACCGTGAAATCCTCGTCATGGGCGGAAACCGCAGCGGCAAGACCGAATGGGCGGCCAAGGAGGTCATCAAGACTATGTATTCTAAGCCCGGGGCGGTTGTCTGGTGCTTTCAGACCACTGCGCCGAACAGCATTGAGCTTCAGCAGCCCCGCATCTGGAAATATATGCCGCCGGAATGGCGTAACGCGCGCAAGGGCCAAGTCACGAACATCACCTACAGCGTCAAAGGTGGCTTCACCGAGGCAAAATTCGTTGCACCGAACCAATCGATCTGCATTTTCCGCAACTACGCGCAAGATCCGTCCACGCTCGAGGGCGGCGAGATCGATTTCGCCTGGGCGGACGAGCTGGTGCCGCTTGATGTCCTCGAAACCCTCCGTTTCCGCCTCGTAGACCGCAACGGCAAGTTGGCCGTGACCTTCACGCCGGTCGAAGGCTGGAGTCCTACGGTTGCCGACTACCTGTCTGGCGCCAAGACCATTGAAGACACCGACGCCGAACTGCTGCCTATCTACAAAGACAAGTCTGCCTTGCAATGGGGCGTTGAAAACGCCATCGGCGCGGTAAAGGCAACGCTGACGGGCGACATTTTGTACGAAGGCGAAAGTCATCGCTACATCTCCGGCTACGAGCAGGTGCCCATTGAGCAGATCAACCCAAAAGGTCGGCCCATTATTTATTTTCACACCAAGCTGAACCCCTGGGCCGGCTGGTCTCGGATGAAGAAGGAGCTGCAGAGCGAAACGAAGGAAAAAATCCTCTGCCGCGCTTACGGCGTCCCGACCAAAGCCATCAGCGGCCGCTTCCCGCTCTTTAATCCCAAGGTCCATGTCATCCGCGCCTCGGATGTCCCGCAAGGCACCCGCTACCACTGGGTCGATCCGGCGTCTGGCAAAAACTGGGCGATGATCTGGACGGTGCATGACACCGCCGGCCGCATTGTGGTCTACCGCGAGTGGCCCGACCAAACGTCTTACATTGAGGGCATTGGTTATGCCGGCGAGTGGGCGCTGCCGGATGGCAAGAAACTCGACGGCAAGCCCGGACCCGCGCAGCAGGACTTCGGCTTTGGCTTGGAGCGCTACAAAGACGAAATCCTGCGCGTCGAAGGCGGTGAGGAAGTTTTTGAGAGATGGATGGATTCGCGCTACGGCAACGCCCGCACGCTCGGCAAGGAATCCCCGACGACCCTCATCGACGAGATGGCCGACCTCGGCATGCTCTTCACGGCGACACCGGGCGACAGCATCGATGAAGGCGTCAGCATGATTAACGACGCGCTGTCCTATAATCCCGAAAAGCCAGTTGACGCAATCAACCAGCCCAGGCTTTACATCTCAGAGAACTGCAAAAATGTCATCTATGCGTTGCAGACCTATACTGGCGCGGACAAAAAACTCGGGGCCGTAAAAGACTTCGTCGATTTGCTTCGTTACGTTTGCCTCTCCGACGCCATCAACGTCGAGGGCGACATCCTGCGCAGCCACGGAGGAGGCAGCTACTGATGACCATGTCGCCGCCATCCCCGCCCAGCCGCCTGCGCCCCAGACGCCGCGGCAATGACATCCCGCGCTGCGGCATCTGTGCCAAGCCGCTTCGTATTCAAGACATCCACGGCCACGACACCCACTACGGCCCCATCTGCCAGGAATGCGGCCCGCACCTGCAGAACGCCATTCATGCCCTAGAGATTATCGTCATGCGCCGCGGCTAAGGCCTCACGCCTCACGCATTAACCCGCTTCACATGCGTAAAACATCACAAATGACGAGTTAGGCAAGTCAATCGACTGCATTCGCCATTCGCAAACCCCGAACACGAACACAAACAGCTTAAAAATTATGCTATTCACGCAAAAAACCAAAACCATCCCCACCGACCTCTACACCGTCAGCGAAGACTTCGACCGCGAGGGCGCCCTCGCCTTCTCCCGCGACCAAGCGCCGCCCGCCTACCTCGCCGTCATGCTCGAGCTGCAGGACCGCATCGCCGACGCCAGCACCTTGGTCGCCACCATGGCCACCGCCAAAGAACCCGGCTACCTCGCCCACGCCGCCGGCCAGCTCAACGC